AGGTACTTCTCGCCGCCGTCGTAAGGGTTCAGGTTTTCCTTGGCGCGAATCTCGTTCGCGTTCAGCACGCCAATATTTCGCAGCGTGCTGTAGAACGTGCCGCGGCTCGCTGCATCGCCGCGCAACAGCGCGTCCATGTTGAACTCGGCGTAGTACAGCGCCGCTTCGCGCGGGCCGAAGAGCTGCATCTTGATCCGCTTCTCGATGCGCGTCAGCCAAGGCCGGATCGTGTGGGTCGCAAAGTCAATTCCCTGATGCTCGATGTTGTTATTGGTCGAGCGTGTCAGGTCCTGGATCATGTGCGGCGGGACGCGATAGATAGAGCAGATATCAGACTTCTGGTACTGTCTGAGCTCCAGGAACTGCATGTCCCTGTGATTGATCGAAACCGTCTTGATCTCCCCGCCCTGCTCAAGCACGCCGATCTTGCCCGCGTTCTTCACGCCGCCGAACTCCTGGAGAAACCACGTTTGAAGGTTTTTCCTCGCCTCATTCGACAGCGCCTGCGGAACCGTCAGATAGGCCGGGGGCGTGGCGTTATTGCGGAAGAAGTTCGCCCCATACGATTCAGCGTCAAGCGTCATCCCGATGCTCTGCGCCATGTAGGTGACGGGCGAAAACCCAGTCAGGTAGTCTTCGCCGTCGTAGCCTAGGCCGGGGATGTGAAAGATATCCGAGGCCGTGTACTGATCTTGGCCGTAGGTGTACACCAGAATGCCGGTTTGCTTGTCGCGCTTTACCGACATCTTCGAAGGGTCCATCGGCACAAGCCGCGTCACGTCGCCGCGCATGTTCGTGTAAATGCGCGCGTAGAAGTTGCCCTGCAGGCAGAGGCACTTCGCGGCGAGCTCCCAGAACTCAAACGCGCTCATGTCGTCGTTCGGCGAGTCGTGGAGCAGATAGTATAGAGCGTGGTTGCGGTCGATCTCCCGGCCGTCCCGCGTGCGCCGGTAGACGCCACACGGCAAGCTTCCAATGGTCTCGGCAATCACACGGACGCAGGCCCAGACAGCCGACAGGCGCATCGCCGAATCAGCAGACACACCGAAGGTGTACCCGCTCACCGGCTTGTACCAGAAGTCGTTATCAGGAGGGGGTGTTGCCCCCAGCTTGACCATCATTCGTCCGAAAAGATTCATGCTCACCAAGAAACTGAAACCGGCATCCGGTCTTCGTACACTGAGCGGTCCGAGTCGGGACCCATGACCATGATTCCCGTCGCCATAACTGCTGCAATTACAAGGTCGTTTCGAGTGCTGTCGCGATTGACCTCAGCGTGAACTGGCTTAATATTTCCGGCTGGATCAAAAGCCACCTCGGTGCAGTCAATACACCAGCGGAATATCTGACTGCCGCTGTGGACCAAGCGCCTTCCGTAAACCAGCGCCTCGAATCGCTTCGCGGCTGGCGACATCGAAATAAAACCTTGGCCGAACTCGATAACTTTTAGGCCCGCTCGCTGAAGCGCTTGCGCTGTATCATTGGCACCGTAGCGATCAAAGGCAATCGCCTCGATTCGGTACTTCTCGTAAAGCTCTAGAATGTGGGCGACTATAAAAGCCCCATCAACCACATTGCCCGACGTGAGAATTACATCCCCATCGTTCGCCCATATGTCATAGCGAACGCCGTCATGCCTTGATTTTTGGTGAACAACACCATCGGGCAGATAAGCCCACGCTCTGTAATAGACCTTGCCCTGGTACGGCCAGCACAGGCAAAAAGCGTTAAGGTCCCTTGTCGATGCAAGGTCTAGCCCGCCGTAACACGGAACGCCTGTCAAATCGGGAATGTCTCCCGCGCACTCATCCCATTCGTGTAGAGAGATCCATTGCGAGCGAACAGATGTCCACTGGTTCAAGTACAGCCGTCTGAATTTGTTTTGCAGTTCGGGGCGAGCTAATGCCTGCTGGAACTCTTCTTCGTAATCGTCTAACGACTGAAGAATCCCAAGCGTGGGCAATGCCTGCGGCCATAGCGATTTATCTGTCCAGTCCGCATCTGGCGCGACTTCGTAAATCAGCGGAAAATACGATTCGTCTATTACTTGCCCAGACAATACCCGTTTTGCATACTTGTACTCTTCATAGCAAATGCTTTGTTGGTTCTGCCCAGCGGTTGTGATGGCAACCCACAACGGATTCCGGCGCGACTTGCTGCCGGTCGTCAGGGCGTCGTATAGCTCCCTCTCTGCCGTTCCCCAAACGTGGAGCTCGTCGAAGACGACCAGCGAGGGGTTGTAACCGTGCTTACCAGCGCCGTCGCTGCTCAGTGCGCGGATCGTGCTGCCGGTTTCCTTGTGCCGGATCAGCTTTCGTGATTCGGTAATCTGTACCATAGGTTCTAGACCCGTGTGAACCCGGATCATCGAAGCCACCGCATCGAAGCAGATGCTGGCCTGGTCGCGGTCCTTCGCCGCCATGTAGATTTCTTGGTTTGGCTCCGGGCTCAGGAAGAACTCGGCTATGACCAGCGCCGCTACCGTCTGAGTCTTTGCCTGCTTGCGGCCCATCGAGCAGTACGACTTGCGGTATACGCGCCGGCCGTCTGACCGCTTCCAGCCGAGGAGGTTGGCAATCAGCTTACGCGAGTGCGGCAGGAGCACGAACGGCTCTGGCTCGCCGCTCTTGGTTGACTTCGTCAGCGTCAACGTGCCGATCAGCGTCTCTGCCAGCGATACCGCGTCCTGGTCGAACCAGATACTACGCTCGCTGTTTCGCAAGCTCTAACACCGTTGCGGCCGCGCTCTTGGCCTTTTGTTTCTTCACGTCTCGAACCCCAGCCCGAGCCCGATTACGCGGACCCATGTTCAACTGCGCCCGAAGCTCATCTATCTCCCGCTGAATGGCCAGCCACTCACGGTTATCTGTCACCGCGTCGCGCCGAATCATCGCGTTCGCGAGGTCCGCGTACTGCTCGGAGTCAACCTGAAGGATCGAAACATTCGAGCGCCGGTTCTGATCGACGAGGCGCGCGAACAGCTTTTTGGCCTTCGGCGTCAATCCGGGCGGAGGCGTGATTTCCTCCTGGATCAACTGCACCTCTTTGGCCGGGTCGATGCGCGGCTGGAATCCTCTGGCTCCCATATTTCTACTTCTGTAGTACCTTTTCGGAAAGTTTCGACTTTATCGCACGCGATGGCGAACTTGGTGCTGCGTAAGAACTTGTAAGGATTAGGGTTACCCCTCCCTTCTGATCCTCACCTCTGCCGCCGTCTTCCGTGCATGGCATCGCAGGCACAGCGCTTGCAGGTTCGACCGGTCAAGCCTCGTCCCACCATCAGCCAGCGCGACGATGTGGTCTACCATCTGCGAGGCGTTTATCTGGCAGTGTCGGCAGATTGGCTCTTCTGCGCGAACCATGCGGGACAGCCGTTCCCATGTGGCATCGTATCCACGCCGGGTAGAGTCTGGTCTTAGGTCAGGTGCTCGCTGTTGCTCGGGGCATCTACCCTGGTGCGCTGCTCTGCAGCGTGGGCACCAGACGGGCGGGGCGGTGGGCATTCACTCAACCAGCTTTAATCGAGCGTCTACTAAGGCCGTCACGGGGACAAGCACGCCTTTGTAGTTGTTGTTATCGCCGCCGCTTTTGACCTCGCCCATCTTGAAATACTGCCTCGCTACTCTCTTTAGCTTGGCGGTGGGTACGATTAACCATTCATCGTCGTTGTACTCAAAGGCGTAGTAACCGGCTTTCGTAACGGCAATACCACTAGGCCTGCCCTTTTGCTCGAATTCAATGAAGAGATTGCCAGTGCTTCTGCACTTGCCATCCGATTTGACTTCGACGAGCTTTTCCCCACGGAGAATCGCCGAGATTGCATCCTCTCGTGATTGGCCGTGTTTAAGGTCGAGGTCAAAGCCTTCTCTGGCTTTGCCTATGGACAATGGTTTCTATTTCTGCCAGCGAACCCAGATGTCGCCTAACGGAGAAAATGCCTCATAGAACTTGTCGATATCACCGCCGAGGTAGACCACGGCGGAAGGAAACGGAGCGGCGTTCTCGTGACCGCTGAACCTCAAGCGGCCATCAATAAAGCAGATGGCGTAGTCACGGAACTTCCGAAACCAATCCGTGTCAACTCTCGCCGGGACGAGCGCAATAGCTTCACTGACGTTCCCAGACATGTACTCAGCCACCAACTTCTCAACCCAGACTTCAATACCACGACCGTAAGGCGGGTTCATGTAAACGCGCCCATTCCAGTCAGCGCTTAGGCCATTATCGGCCTGCTTGAAGTGGTTCACCGCGTTTACGTTGGGCTCGCCAATGCTATTACAGCAAGGGTCAAGGTCAATAACGCCAAGCGTCTTTTCGACAAGCGCCAAAACCTCAGGAGGCGTATACCACTCCGGCGAATCGCTAGAGAAGTGAACCGCCATTTTGCTTTGCTCAACCGGTTTAGGCTCGGGGGTTATAACTGGCGTTGTTGGTTGTTTCGCTTCCTGGACGGCTTGCCTTACCTCGCGAACGGTGGCCGTGCTGAAGTCGATGGCAGCGGCTACCTCTACCTGTTTGGACGGCGAGAGGGAGGTTAGCTGTACCGCTTGCGTTAATGACGGAGGCGTTTGTGTATTTGAATACACATTCTGAGTAACGCCAGAAGCCTGGATGTACTTGTATGCATTCTCGCGACTCCATCCCCAGCGGTCGCGGCAGTACTCCTCGAACGTCGAGTAACCGGACTGCCGGTAAAGCCGGTCGGATGAAATCTCCGCTAGTTCTCGTCCGATAGTGACGTATGCCAGCCCAACAGAGTCGATGCTGGATTGAATGACCGACTCTTTCAATTCAAGTGTCGATTGAGCGGCAGTGTAATTCGCTTCCAGTGTCATCGCTTCCATTTCACTCACTGCCGATACCCCGCACAAACGTCCATCCGGTGCTCGTAGTACGAGCCAATCGGCGCCTTCACCCGTCGCACCGTGTGGTTGTCCTGAGCATCCAATCGGCCACGCTCAGCCTTCAGAATCGTGCGGACTTGCTGGATGGGCTTGATGAGCTTCCAGGCCTTGAGCTTGCCGTTTGCCATCCGCACCGGCTGCAGCGCCTTGTACGCCAGCATCGTCAGAATCTGACGTTCCGTCGCCCGCAAAAAAATAGGGCCGTCTTTCCGCCGAACCTCGAATACAGGTTCAGCAAGAAAGACGGCATGCAAGTCGGAGATGGAGAGAACCGAAGAAGACAAGAAAGCCCTCCGGAGGAGATCGGCATGAAGCCGGTCAGGCTGGACTCTTTTGCGCTGTCCCAGGCAAGCGCCGGTAAGGATACCGGAATCAAGTCGGTCGCCAAACTAACTCGATTCCCAGTTTGAAGCCAAACCAAAACCGGCGCAAGATGTTTCCGGGGGCACTCCTAAGGAAAACCACAAGTAAGTTATCGAGGCTCGCATCCCGGAGGGTAGAGCGTCTCATTGCGAACGCATACCGCGCACTTTGGCGCCCGGTTGAACCGATAGCCCGTTGCGGCCGTGAAGTTGTCGAGCGGGAGCCACTTGCCGCAGCCCTTGCATTTTTTGCGCCTCATGTCGAAGCGGTCCCGGACCCACTTTTCGAGCTTCGCCGCAGAGCAGTAGCCATTCCGAACGCGGATGGACTCAAGCGCTTCGAGGATCTCGACGCCGATTCTTTCGTCCTGCGTCACGCTACACCTCCGCACGCCGAACAACTCGCGCCCCTCGACGCCAGCCAGTCTAAACGCGCCTCGCCGTGCAATTCAGGCGGCGGGTCAGGGTAAACCATGCCAGCGCCTCCGCAAACGCCACAGGCAGGCTCCGCGGCCGCAACGACGGCCAATCCTTGCCCTGGGGGGCGGCGTGAATAGTCGCCGTCGTAAAACCAGCGCTCTAGATGCGGTATGAAGTGCTTCCGGTCCCGGAACCGCTTGGTCGCATGGTGTTCTGACCAGCGATCAAACGACACTTGGATTTTTCCTAGCCACTCGACAACGGGAGAGTTTGACTTCACGAACTCTCGCTCTGCAGCCGCTGCCGCCCTTGGCACGTTCCCCGGCTCCAGCCATGCCTCCGCGAACTGCTCAACCTTCGCCCGTATCAGTTGGGTCGGGTCCGGCTCGCTCCAATCGAACTCAGGCTGCTGCCGTGCGGTTGCCCTCTTCGGTTCCGGTGGCTTCTCGGGAAACGGCGGAACGCTCGATCCGGTATCCGGCATCAGGTATCCGGTATCCGGTATCCGGTATCCGGTATCAGAGCGTGCTGACCCTGGATTTTGGGGTCTATCATAGGGGGTAAAACCCTGGGTTTTGGGGTCTATCATAGGGGGTAAAACCCGGTGCTCGCCCTGGGTCAACCCTGGGTTTTGGGGTCTATCATATAAATCGGCCTCAGTACTACCTAAAATGGGGTAGTTTTGCGGCGGTGGGATAGTACTCGGCCCTTCTTTGTAGTGTGGTCGCTGGTGCTTGTGCCAAGCGAGGATTTGCACGTATTGGGCACCATCGGCGGCGTAGCGGAGGATGAAACCGGAAGACTGGAGGTCATCCATAGCCTGCTCTGCGTTGAACTCGTCGCATGGGAATAGGCGCATTTTGAGACGGCGCGGCCGGTCTTCGAGCCGCCCTTCGCGGTCGGCCTCGGTCCACAAGCCGATGAATAGTAGTCGCGTCAGCGGGGGCAGTTCGGCGAGGACTTCGTTGGTGAAAAAGCCGGGCTTGATGTTACGGGCGCGGGGCATCGTCATCCTCCCCGAGCACCTTCCGCGCCCAAATTTCGTTTACGCTTCCCTTCGGGTATGCCGTTGGGTTCTTGATGATGACCAGCGCCGCCACGCGGTTCTCGCGCTTGTAGTGCTCGGTCATGGCGGGGATGTTGGGCTTTTCAGGCCTGCGGGGCTTCAAAACAGCACCTCCTGCGCCAGCCGCTTCGCAGCCACCTCGCAGTACTTCTCTTCGCGTTCGATGCCGATGCACCGAATCCCGGCCTGCTTGCAGGCGACTAGGGTGGTGCCGGAGCCCATAAAGGGGTCAAGGACCATGCCTAACTCGCCAGGACATTTAGCGAGCGACCATGACATAACCGCAATTGGCTTCATCGTTGGATGGAGCTTTTGCTCGCCTGCCCAATGGTGGGATAAGTGCCTGACCTGTCTCCCGTAGTCAGTCCAAGCCAACTCACACTCGGAGAAGGAAACCCCATCTATTACCTTGTGCCAAACAAGCCAATGATTCGACGGAGGCAAAACATCGGTAAAGTAGTTGCCGCCCCATATGCAATGGCGCTCACCAATTGATAATAGACACTGGATGTCTGGGCGCTCTTTGTCCCAGTCACCACGATGAAACTTTTTCTTTCCGTTACCGAGTGTCATATTGCAGGCGTCAATCCCGTACGGCGGGTCCGTCAAAACCAGATCCACCTTCGACAGAGTCGGCAGAATCTCCCGGCAGTCCCCGTGATAAATCGTGATCCCGGCGTGCTCGTAGTAGGGCTTCATGCCGCCACCGCCCGCAGATGAATCACACAGCCCGGAACGTCCAGTGCGTCAATCCCTTCGCCGGGAAACACCTTCGACGCCGTAAGGCTGACAATTCGAGCATCATCCTCATACACTCCTGCCGTGGTCAGCGCGTCGCAAGTCGAGCGAACGAGCTTGTCGATGTCTGGCTTCCGGTCGGGAAGCGTGCGGCGTGTCTTCGGTGCGCTCTTGGGTTTTGGCAGCGTGAAGACCATCTCGGCCCACAATGGCCCGACGATCTTCCCACCAACCTCCCGCGCCGCCCAAACCACAGCCTCCCGCCACGGCTTGACCTTCTTCGACGATTCCACCATCCGTCCGCCGCCAACGTGGCGTTTCGATCCCTGGGGTCCAGGTGTGCCGATCACCGTAATGGTGATACTCTCAGAATCCATATGGCCTCCATGTGCCAGAACCTCCCCGACGCGTCGGTCGCCAAACTTTCAGCGGCGGGGAGGGCGATTAAAAACGGTTGAGACGCGCCTGGATGTAGGCGGCCCGGTCTAGTTGCTGTTGGAAGCGCTCGGGCTCGAAGTGCCGCACCGGGCGCACCGGCTTAGTTGGCCGTATGTCGCGGACGGGCTCGGCTTCGGGCGGCTTTTGGTAGCGGATGTTCAGCGGGCGCGGCGGCTTGGGCGGCTTCGCCTTTGGCGTGCGTTGCAAGAAAAATGTGCTATTTTTTCTTGCAGGATCGAGGCGTCGCGCTGCGTTGATGCGGTCCTTCCGCTTGGCCCAGATGTTGCTGACGTATTCGACGGCGTGGGCTTCGCAGAGGGTGTAGCGTTCGATGCGGGGACCTCCGCAGATACGGCAGGTCGTCGCCTTCATTCAGCCGGTTCCACCCGCCGCACGATAAACGACTGCGCCTGCACGTCGGGCCGGGCGGGACGGCGGAGGACTTCGATGTTGTCAACGAACGTGATGATGTCCGCCTGCGTGTCGATGGCCCGCCCGACGTAGCGAGATACGAGGTCCCACGGGATCGTGGGGTCGTGCTGGATGATGAGGCGGGTCATCGACGCCTCCGGATGACGCGCAAATCCTCTGGGAAGGCGCGCTCGATATCCTTCCAGTGGAGCCCGCTGCAAAAGAACACCTGATTCCATGCCAAGTAAGAGCTTGCCTTGTGGTGCTTAAATCCGACGACAGTTCCCTGGAGCCACGGATGCCGCTTGCTCTGCACGATATCCCCCTTCCTGATGTTCATCCCGTCACCGCCTGATACAGCGCGTGGGCGAGGGCGGCGGCGGGCTGCTCGTCATAGCAATGCTTGGTCCGCCAATTCGGATTCCGCCCGTTATGAGCGGTGCCACGCATGACCGTATCTCCATACTCCGGGGAATTGATCGACCAGCTACGGGCGTTCTCGTCTTGCTTTCTCCACGCCTCCGCCGCCCGGACGGTATGCGGCAGGAACTCGCGATACTTGGGCAGGGGTTGCCATTCCACGCGATCGCCCTCGACCCAATACCCGTCGCGGTCAACGACGACGCGCAGGCCCTCGCACTTTTCCGCAATGATGCGGTCGTGTTCTCGCGACCAGGTCATGCCGTCACCTCGTCATAAAGCCGTACCGCCGCCGTCGACGATTGCGTCTCGTGTTTGGTGCCCCGGCCATTGACAACAAACCACGTCGAAACGCCGCCGTATTGGTCGATGCGGATCTCGGCGGTCAGTCGCGCAAATCGCGACGAATCGCTGGCAAGGATTACCTGATATGTGCCCTCAAGGCTCGTGATCTTCATACTTCCTGTCTCCTCAATCTCTCAATCGCTTCAATCAACATCTCCGCCTCCAGGTCGGCGGTGCGAAGATCGCCGCGCAGTACGCGGAGCCCTGCAAGGTCCATCCGGCCATCCCAGCGCCGCACCACCTCTAACGTGTCCTCTAGGTGCTCGCGGCACCGTTCCACCCGCGCCCGCAGCGCCTCGACGGTCATCTCCGGGGCGCGGTCTGCGGCGGTGCGCCGGGAGCGGGGATGGGGTTTGGTGGGGGTCATTGGGGGCCTCGCATGGCGTCGATGGCGGCACGGATGGCCTGCTGCGGGTTCTCGTCGTCCTCGTAGAAGTCGGAGGCGCGGTCCCATACTCCGTCATTGAACCAATCTTCTCCGTTCAGTGACTGATCGATGATGCGCGTCAGCCGCTCCGAGTCCCCCTTTTCCGCCGCAAGTTCGGCTTCGAGTTGGGCGACGCGCTGATTTAGCCGCTTCACGTCGTTCTCGTACATCTCGGTCATCTGGCCCACGGCTCTGGTGCTCATTTCGCACCCCGTGCCGCGTCGATGGCGGCGTTGCGGGTCTTGCCGTGGTGGTAGCGCCTGCGCCACCGGCTTTACCGCAGCCTTGCGCCCCGGCTTCTTTCGCCGCTCGACGCCGAATCGGAACTGATGCGGCATGGTCCCTCGCTGGGCGCGCCGCTTGTTCCGCTCCCTTGCTCGGTAGCAGTCGGAGCAGAGGGCGAATTCACAATTGATATCGCGCGGCTTCCCGCACGCCGGGGTACGGCACACGGTGGCCTTGCCGCGCTTCGGGACACCGGCCTCGCGGCGGGCCTGGTCGGCCTTGGCCGTGGCGTAGGCGTTGTAGCAGGGGCGGCAGAGGGCCAAGTCACATTTTGGGTCGCGCGGGGCTTGGCAGACGCGGCAGTGGGTGAGGGGCTTACGGGGCATCGGTCATCCTCCCCCACGTCGCCCAATCCACCACGAGAACCGGCTGCCCCGGGACCCGCAGCCACGGGCCTTTACTGGTCACGGCCTCGACGGTCACATGGACGTTGCTCCGCGTGACATCGCCGATGGTCGGGTGCCAGGTGATCCGGTGGACGGATCGCAGTTCGGGGCGGGTGAGTTTCTCGATCTCCATTCGTTCCTCCTCTCTGTACTCTTCGATCTGCCATCTCGGCGTGCGCTCGATGGCGGGGTCGTCGTAGTGGATGCGCCTCAGCATCTGGCCCGCTCCCACACGGCAGCGATGGACACGGCCTGCTCCCACGTAAGCGCACCCATGGACCGATACCATTCACCCTTCCGCCAAATGCCGTAGCGCCAGTAGCCATGGACTGACGGGTAGCCCCGGACGATGTATCGGTGCTTATTCATCCGTTCCCTCCGGCCCCCACCCTGGAGCCACATGCGCCTTTGCTGCGCGTAGAGGCTCCATCGGGTAGTACTTGCGCTTGTGGTCCCTAGCGCCCTCTTGGGTCAGAAACAGGAGAGGTATAGGCCGAAAACTTTCAGCCAAAAAGTCACCTGTGATCCTGTGCTTCAGTACCCAGAACTTATTTGGATTAGTCATTGTCCGTCCCCTCCGGCGCGGGCGGCATTGGCAGGGCGTGGGTGGGCTCATCGAAGAGTTGCTCGCGCATCGTGCCACTCTTGCCCCAGTACTCGCCCAACCATCGACACTTCATCCACTGCTGCGATCCGGGGCACCACACCAACCACCAATTCCCATCCCGATGCTTCTCCCCGATGGGCTCCGGCACCGTCAGCCGTACCTCGGCTATCAGGGCGGGGAGGGCGTTGTGGGCGAGGGCGATGAGACGAGAGTCGGCAGCGCTGATAAACCCGGTGAGCCGAAACCCTCTATTTGTGCCGTCGTAGTATCCTTGGCCTGCTTCGATGGCCCAGTATCTTTCGTCTGGTTCGTCGTCAATGCCAGCGTTGGGGACCAGCGTTATCTCTCCCGGCGTCGCGGCCTTCAGTGCCGCCTCCAGGGCGTCGAGGGTGGCGGGGGTTAGGCCGGGCATGGGATATCCTCCAGCTGCAGGACGACGTATCCAGGCTCGATGCCGAACTGGCCGCCTGTCAATATCCAACGGATGCGGCGCGTGAGGATATACATTGGCTCCCCGTTGTAAGTCGCAACGTGTCCGTCGATCATCTTTAGAAGCTTTACTATGTCGCCCCTTTGGAATCCTCGGTCATCTCGTCGCACCTCGAAAGTCTTATCGCCTCGGGCGACAGCGTCCCAGTATTGCGGCAGTGTCTTCAATTCGTGTATCTGTTCCATCTACTTCCCCTCCTGCCCATCCACCCACTGAATCGCGGCGGCTTTCGCGGCGTCGAGGGTGGGACAAAACTTGTACGTGCAATACCGCGAAGCGGCGTAAATCTCTGCCCACCAATGAAGGATTGGCCCAACTTCCCGAATGATTACAAGGTGGTTCTTGTAGATTGCGGTTGTCATCTTAGGCCCGGCATCTGTTTCACGCCATTCGGCATCCCGCCCCCGCCACATCGCGGCGGATTTGCGGAGGAGGGCGGCGTCGGATTCGTGGTCGCGGTAACCAGCATCAAAGGCCAGTTCTTCTAATCGGTCTGCTTTTTCTTGGTTGGTCATAGGTCAAACCTCATAAAAAACAAGACAAACAAAAGGCCAAGACCGGCGAGAGCCACCAATCCCACGACGCCCAATATGTACGCCGTCTCGACTAACCATGTCGGTATGTGTATCGTCATTTCCCCTCCAGCCGCGCCAGGGCGGCTTTGTATGCGGTCGCAACCGCGTGTTGATCCCCTGACAAGATCCGGTAAAACGAATTGCCGTCCATCGTCGGAGTGCCGTTGCCGATCTTCCAGGCTTC